GGCGCCTTCAGCGCGTTCGTCGACTTCGCGCGCGGCGTGCAGGTCTGACCTACCCGCACCACAGCACAGCCACCGGCCTCGCCCCCTCCAGGGGCGGGGCCGGGTCCCTAACATCTCAAGAGACCAAGGAAGATCCAATGGGTACCTTCGCATTCGGGAGGCGCACGCGGGACCGCGTGATCCGCTCCCTGTCCAACCTCCGCACGTTCCAGGCCAATGAGGGGACCGACCTGAGCCACGGCCTGGTGGGGCTCTCCGGCCCGTACCGGCGCCTGACGGGCGCCCGGTACGGCGCCCTGCCCCGTGAGTACGCCGTGGGCCTGGACGAGGCGGAGTATGTCGTCTACTGCTACGGCACCCCCATTGCGTGGGTGAGCAACGCCGACGGGGCCCGGTTCGAGGGGGACACCCCCCGCGTCAACTACGTCCCGGACTGGCAGTACAGCGCCACCACGACCTACTACCAGAGCCTGGTGATGCAGGCGTGGGGTGGCAAGTTCGTGGACCCCGACCCCCGCAAGTCCCGGCGCGACAACCGGGGCACGGCGCGCGGCCGGTACTCCGACGTCCGTTACGGCCGGGTACCGGCCCGTGAGACCCCTGACCTTCCGGGCGTAGCGCGACGGATGGTGCAGCGGACCGGCCAGCCGTCCCGCACCACCCCGTCCGGCATCTTCACCCGAGCGGAAGTGCAAGCCGCTCACGACGAGGGGACCTCCCGCTTCCGCACGGACCACCGAGGTGTGCGGTACGACTCCCTGGTGGAACGGGACACGTCATACGAGCGCGACATGGCGGAGGCGTCCGGGCCCCCTGCGTACCTGCTGGACCGGAGGTACAGCGACCCGGACTGGACGCCGTGGAACGAGGGCGGGACCAACCTGCCTCCGGGCGCGGAGAGCCGGGACGCCGACCGCATCGAGGCGGACGAGCGCGCGGGGCGGAGGTGGAGGCCGTGACCGTCCTCAGCGCCAGGGACAAGGAGCGGCTCAAGGCATTCCTCGCCGCTCCGGCCGCCGACTACGACGCGGACCAGGGCTCCAACCCTGACCCGTACAACAAGATCCTCGCGTGGGCCCGTGACCCCGAGCACGGGAGCCTGCCGGAGCGCTCCGCCCGGTCGTTCGCCGACTGGCTGAGCAACGTCTGGGCCGACTGGACGGACGACGAGGGCGTGACCGTGGAGGCCGTCCTCCAGGGCGCCGTGTCGGACTGGTGCGGAGGGAGGACGTTCTGATGGGGCTCATCGAAGGATCGCGGGAGCGGAGGAACTTCCACGACTCCAAGGGAGGCCACCTGTTCCCGCACCCGGAGACCTACGCGCGCCGCAGCGAGTGGACGGCGTGGGACCGGGACTACGCCAAGCACCTGGACCGGCACCGGGAGCTGATCGCCAATCCGGAGCCGATGAAGGGTGACCCGCAGATCGTCACGGATCTGTTCGCCCACATCGAGCACCTGCGGGCGATCATCTCCAAGGAGCAGCAGCTGATCACAGCTCTCCGGCAGAAGGCGGCCGAGGGGGCGGAGACCGACGACAGGGACACCGACGAGATCCGGCGCATCATCCGGACGGAGGAGGGATCGTGAGCAGGACGCGCACGACGTACCGCAACGCGGAGATCCCCGGACTGATCGCGGAGCTGCGGCCGTTCCTGTCCACCGGCAAGCTGCCGGACGGGACGCGGCTGTGGTCCGCTCACTCCGGTCCGGCCGTGGAACTGGGGCACCTGCCCGCTCGGTTCCACGCCTCCGCCCGGTCGGCCGTGTACGTGGTCTACAGCTACAGCACGCCGATCGCGTGGGCCGTCGAGGACGACGCGGGGCGAGGGGCCGACCACTGGTTCCACGTCCCGGACGTCGGCTACTCGCCGACCACGGGCCAGCACCAGTACGCGTGCCTGGAGGCTTGGGAGGCGCACCTGCGGCGCCAGGGCGACTACCGGCGCGGCCCCGGCCGCCACCGGGAGGTCATCCGCGTCCCCGGCAACGCTGAGGTCTACGGCCGGACGCTCCGGGCCCGCTCCGGCGGGGTGGACGGGGTCCGGCCGGGGGACGTCGTCGGCCGTCGGTCCGCGTACGAGGGTGTCACCGGGGACGCGATGCACTACACACCGGGGCCGCACTGGAGCGGCCGGTCGCACCCGTGACCGGCCTGTAGACCCCTGGGGCACCTAGTGACTTTCTCTCAATCGGGGTGGATCGTTGAGGACAGAGACAACACCGCTGATGAGAGGGAGGCTGGGTGCCCCAGGATGCGTTTCGCGCCGCCGACGTCGGCTGGCAGAGGGACGCGAACTGCAACGGGGCCCCGTTCGACTTCACGCCGAACGTGGAGACCCGTTCAGGAAAGGAGACCGCCCGGACCGGCTGGTGCAATGCCTGCCCGGTCCGGGCGGAGTGCCTTGCGTACGCCCTGCTGTACCGGATGTCCGGCTACTGGGGCGGGACGGACACCGTGGAGCGGCGCCTCCTCGGGTACGCGCGGGAGCGCGCGCGATGCCCGGTATGCAAGAGCAAGACGCTCGTCATCACGCCGGACGGTCACGAGATATGCCAGGCATGTGGGGTGTCCTGGACGTCGGCCGCCCGGAAAACCCCGGAGCCTGAGGAGCGACCGGATGACACTGACCGTGGCCGAACTGAGGGAGCACGCGCACCGGCTCCAGGATGACCTCGCGCACAAGCGCCGGGAGATCCGGGACCGCGACTTCAGCACCTACGACCGGGCCACCCTGACCCGCCAGTGCGATGCGCTGGCGAACCGGGTGGACGAGATCCTCGCGGAGCTGGAGGTGATCGACCGCCTTCAGCTCCCTCAGACGGCGACCGCCTGAGACCGCTGGAGATCGCGGGCCCGGCTCCACGCCTCCAGCCACCGCCAGGAGTGCTCCCGGAGCCTGAGACCCTCGGCCACCCCCCTGCCCGCTTCCGCCAGCTCCTGGCGGAAGCGGGCATTTTGCGTGAGACGGGTCAGTTCCCGGTGCCAGCGCCGGGGGGTGTCGGCGAGGACTCCGGCGCCCCGGCGGTGCAGCCGCTCGTACTCCGCGCGCGGGGACGCGACCCACGGGACCCCGAGCGCACTCAGCTCCAGAGGCTTGAGCCACGACTTGCAGGCGTTGAAGCGGGTGTCCGCCAGAGGTGCGATCCCCACCCCCAGCTCCGCGACCGCTGCGGGCCACTGTGCAACCCCTACGGGGCCCGAAGCTCCCTGTGGGTCCTCTCGCAGCCCGAAAGCGGCCCCGACACCTATCGGGTCACCCACCACCCTGAAAGCCTCCCCTGCGGCCACGAGGCGCGCGACGGCACCCCCTACAGCCGACGGGTCGTCCGGGTGGGAGTGCAGGGACGCGGGCCAGCCCACGACGGCGGAGTCCTCGTGGGGCACGCCGAAGTAGATGTCCGGCAGGTAGTTGAACAGCACCTGGCCTCGCCCGTGGGAGGCGTACCGGGCGAGCAGGGCCGGGGTGGAGACCGTCACGAGGGTCGCGTCCCGGCACGCCTGCTTCAGGTTCAGCCAGCTGTGCCGGGTGACCTCCCGCTTGACGGGGTCCCACGTCCCGCTGTTGCGGGGGTGCAGTGCCTCGTACGCCGGGTTGCTCGGGTGGATCGACCCCAGGTGGTCGTCGATGTCGACCACGACGGCGGCCCCGGCCTCCCTCAGGAGCGGGACGCACTGCGCCATCCACGAGTGAGTCAGGCGCTGGAACACGTAGACGGCGTCCGGGTCCGCGTCCACGACCTCCACCACGCGCTCCCCCTCCATGCGCAGCTTGAGGTCGCGCTCGGTCGGCGGCCGGACCTCCACCGTGACGTCGTCCGGGAGCGCGCCGGAGGCACGCAGCGCCTCCACGGGCCAGATCAGCCTGAAGTGTCCGCATCCGGTCGTGTCGGCCGGATAGACCTTGATCCTCACGGCGTGCCCGGATCCTTCACGGTGCGGGGCCGGGACGCGGAGCCGGAGCCCCTGGCGGTCTGCGCCCGCGCCGCCTTTTCCGGAGGGCTCAGCCGGTCCTTCAGGTCGGCCACGTCCTTTTCCAGGGCGTCCAGTCTCCGGTCCGTCTCGCCCGTGAGGGCGCGGACCACGGACTCCACCATCTCCCTGATCTGTGCGGCGGCGCTCACTGGGGGCCCTCCAGCCGGAAGGCGAGGCCGTTCAGCTTGTCGGCGATGTCGGCCGGGAGCCGGGACAGATCGATCGCACCCAGGGTGGCTCGGATCGCCGTGAGGGCCTCGCCGTTCGCGCGCACCTGCGCGAGGATGTCGTCCACGTCCTTGGCCGTGGCGCGGCCGGTCGTGGTCTGCGCCTGCACGTGGGACGCGAACGTCCAGAACGGGTTCGTCTCGGCGGTCTCCGCGTCCGGCGGCGCCTTGAGCAGACCGTCCGTGGTGAAGATCCGCTCGATGTCGGACCCCTCCAGGACGCCTCCCCCGGCGATGAGCTTCTTGACCACGGCGTCCGCGACCTTGGTCACGTCGGCGTCGGTGAGTGCCACGTCCTCGTCTCCTCCCACGTCCCCGGCGATCAGTCGCGGCAGGACGATGTCGTTGAACTGCTCGGTCCGGATCGGACCCGGACAAGCTGTGCCCCCGGTGGACCACTCGGGGAACATCTTGTGGTAGCCGAATCCGGGGTCGGTCCAGCTCCGGCACTTGCGCCGGGGGATGCCGTGCTCCTCGGCGGCCCAGTCCATGGCCCGGACCAGGGTGTTGATCTGCGCATCCGTCCAGGGATCCGAGTTGGACGTGTTGGCGGCCGACTCCAGGCTGATGGCCCTCGGGTTCGCCTGCGCGTTGGCGTCGGCCCGTGTGTTGGTCCCGATGTACTGCGCCAGGCGGCCGTCATACCCAAGGCCGAAATGACTTTCTAGGTTCGTGCTGTCCCGCCAGTACTGATACAGCCGCTCGACGGTCCACGGAGCGGCGATGCTGTGGGCGATGAACTGCGTGGGCTGGATCGCGGCCTGAGCGTCGGACTCCGGCTGCAACTCCATCTTCTTGGCGAACGGGCACCAGCTCATGCCGCGCTCCTCTCTCGGTCCCGGCGCTGCCGGTGCAGCCTGACGAGCAGGACTGTCTGGAAACAGAATGCCCCGCCCACGGCCGCCTGGAGCCCGAACCACACGGCCCGGAACCACAGCGGGCTCACGTGCCCGACGACCGTGAGGAGGAGCAGGAGCGACATCAGCACCTCGGCCCCGGCGTACGTCACCATCATCCGGCCGACGTGGTTCCTCCACCACGCATAGGTCGCGGAGTAGACCGAGATCATGGCCACCCCGGACGCCGTCACGAACGTGCCGAAGCAGAGGTACAGGATTTCGAACCAGGTCACGGGGAGCCTCCCATCGCTCTGGAGATCCGCGCGGCGAAGTCGTTGTCGTCTCCCAGGCGCTTCAGCCTCCGTACGGCCGCCATGATCTCACGACCGGCGTCCTGAGCGTCCTCCAGGGACTCCTCAGCCTTGCCGAGCGCCTTGGACGCCTCGGCCTGCCCGGCGGTCGCGGCCGGGAGACGCTCACTCCTCCTCCGCCTCAGCCAGGGCATGAGGCCCCCTTTCGTTCATTGCTCCCACCGGCAGCGCCTGTATGACGCGGGTGGTCGTCCGGTTCGCCTCCATGAGGGCCGTGATGTGGTCCCGCTGTACTTCCTGGCCCTCGATGGCCTTGTCGTACGCAGCTTTCCACAGGTCTATCTGACGGTCCTTGTCGGCGCGCATGTCGTCGACCTGACTCCGGGGGACGAGCCTCCCCGTGAAGATCATGTAGATGACGACGGCGAGCAGGCCCCCGGCCCCGAGGGACGGAGTGAGCATCGCTGTGTAGTCCATACGTCCCTCTCACAGGGGGAGCACCCACAGCCTCCGGTCGGCGGCCGTGCCGGTCCCGGAACTGACGTTGTACTCCAGCTTGAACGTGTTCGATCCGGGCGTGAGGCCCGTGGCCAGGTCCACCACGCCGGTCCGGGTCTTGAGGCCGTTGACGCTGTTGGACACCGAATACCCGACGGACCGTGTCGTGGAGGCCGCGCGCGTGGTCGCCCCGGAGATCGAGTAGCTGGCCTCCACACGGGCCGTCGTGGACGGTACCTCCAGGTAGGAACGGTATCCGACGAGCGCCTGCACCCCTGTCGTGACCGTGACGGACGGTCCGGCGGAGCCGGTGGCCGGGTCGGCGAACGTGGTGGACGTGAAGGTGGCGGTGCCGGTGTCGATGGCGGCGCCGGGGATGCGCTCCGCGATCTGGTTCGTCCCCGAGACGGCGAAGATGGAGCCGGGCGTGGTGGCCTTGGCCGGTGCGGTCTCGTTGAGGTTGTCGCGGACGTAGGTGTTGAACTGCGCGGCCTGGAACACGGCTCCGGCAATGGCAGTCATGGGGGCTGTCCAGGCCACGGCGGTCTCCTTAGAGCGGGACGACGAACAGGCGCCGGTCGTTGACCACGCCGGATCCGGAGCTGACGTTGTACTTGAGGGTGAAGGTGTTCAGGCCCGGAGTCAGCTCCGTCGCGAGGTCCATCCACCCGGCCCGCAGGTTCAGGCCGGATGCGGAGTTGGACACGGAGTAGCCGATGGACCTCGTCTTGGACGTCTCCACGCTCGTCTCCCCCGAGATCTCGTAACTGGCCTCGCACCGGGCGCTGACGGACGCGTTACGGATGTTGACGCGGTACCCCACCAGAGCCTGTACCCCCGTCAGGACCGTGACGGCCGGGCCGGGGGTGGAGGGGCGCTCCGTGGAGTTCTCGTTCTCGGGGTCCCCGAACGACGTGGACGTGAAGTCGACGGACTGGGTGTCGATGATCGACGCGGGGGTGCGCTGGACGATCCGGTTCGTGTCGGACGCGGCGAACCAGGACCCGGCGGACGTCGCTCGGGACGGCATGGTCTCGGCCAGGTTGTCCCGGATGAAGGTGTTCCACTGCGCCGCCGTGAAGACGGACCCGGCGACCGCTGTGAACGGGGCTGTCCACGCCATCAGGACCCCAGGTCCGGATCCGGAGGCTCTAGGTGCTCCTCGTCGATGACCGGCGGCCGATAGGGCAGCTGCGGGTAGTCGGCGTCCCGTGCGTTGGTCAGCACGGTGTTCATCTCGGGGTCCGTGGCGGTCCCCTTGAGGAACAGGATCCGCAGGATGCAGCCGGTCACCACAGCGCCGGACACCGCGAGGGCGCGCACCGGAAGGTCTGCCTGGCGCAGGTCGTACCCGAGTTTCTGGCTGACGGCGGACTGCACCCTCCAGACCTGGAGCGCGTACTGCTTGATGGTGGCCATGGGTCCTCACAGGGGGATGACGGCTATCTCGCGCCGCTGGAAACGGGCGGTCGACGACCCGGCCCGGTACTGCATGGTGAAGGTGTTCGACCCGGCAGTGAGACCGGTGAAGACGTGGAACATCCCGTACCGCACGAAGTTGCCCGCCTGCACCCCGTCGGAGAGCAGGGCCCAGCTGTCCGACGCGGAGACGGAGGACGCCCCGGTGACGGCGACGGAGGACAGGCACGCGGAGTTGGCCGTGTCGTTGGCCTGGCTGGCGGCGAAGTAGACGATCGCGATCGTCCCGCAGGTGACGGAGAGGGACGGGCCCGGCGTCGCCAGGTCGGTGTACGACGTGGACGTGGTGCTCTCGTTGGTGGAGACGGACGTGGTGCTCGGAGTCCTCGTCGTGATCGCGTTTGTTCCCGTGGAGACGAACAGCTGGGACGCGGCTGTGGCCTTGGCCGGTGCGGTCTCGTTGAGGTTGTCGCGGACGTACTGGTTGAACTCGGCCGCCGAGAACGTCGCCCCGGAGACCGCCGTCATGGGCGCGGACCAGGTCATCAGAGCACCCCGTGTTCCTCGTTCTCGTCGAGCAGGTCACGCACGCTCTGCCCGTGGGGGACGTGGAAGTTGACGGCCACCGGGTGGTCCTTCGGGTACCAGTTCCGGGTCTGGGGGACCGGCCGCAGGGAGAGCACCTGGAGGATCTCGTGCTCACGGTCCGGCCACTCGATGCCCGACTGGATCCCGCAGTTGGAGCACAGGTAGAACGGCCTCCGGACGTCACGGGGCCCGTTCATCCGGGACGGGGTATACAGGAACTCCACGTTGCCGCAGCTACGGGGGCAGTCGGCCACCCACTCGCCGCTGTAGACGTACGCGCGGGCGACGGTCTGCACCTCGCTGGGTGTCTCGAACAAGGTCCCTCCTCAGGTCCCGAACAGGCCCGTGTCGAACACGCCCTGAGTGGGGTGGTCGAAGATGAACACGGTCGAGGCATTATCCGCCGTGATCGGGTCGAACACGCCCTGGTCGAACCCCGAGCCACGGACGTCGAACCTGAAAGGGTTCGCCGTGGAGACGAGGTCCCGCTCACAGCCGAAGACCACGGCGTGCACGGGAGGCTTGCCGTCCTGGTTGATGCGCCGGACCGTGTGGGTGACCCTCTCCACGAAAAAGTCCGCGTCCAGGCTGGCCTCGCCGTGCGTGATGTGGATGCGGTCGCTGACCGTCCGGGTGAGGATCTGGACGAAGTGCTCCGGGTTCTCGGAGACCACTCTCAGCTGCACCGTGGGGCGCCTCTGCGCGTACTGGAGCAGGACCATTCCGGCGATGGCGTCCGCATCGTTCGCGTTCGCCCACGGGGCCGCGTCCGGGTAGGCGCGCTCGCCGTGCAGGGTGATCGAGCCGGTGTCCTGGCGGGTGACCTTGATCGTTTTGGTCACGGTGATCGGCTTGGCGCGCAGCTTCAGGGACGACACGACCACGGCGCCGCCCACAGCCAGGAGGGTGATCTTCACGGACTGGCCGGAGGTCCGGGACATGACCACGTTCAGGGTCCCGGCGCCGGACACCGTGTAGTCCGTCCCGGACACCGGGGTGACGGCGTCCACGAACGGGTCCGACGTGGAGATTGCGATCTCCGTGCTCTGGCCGATGCCGAGGGAGATCGTGTCTTCCGACGTCCAGACGTCCTCCAGGTCCCCGCTGACGATCCGCTCCGGCACGTCGAACGAGACGGAGTTGATGATGTCCCTCCAGCCGTGGGCGTAGGTGAAGGGCGCCGTGAAGTCCAGGCCGGTCGACGCGGGGGAGTCACAGCCCACGGCCTGTGCGGAGAACTCCGCCTGGACGCTGACCGACTCCGTCCGCAGCAGCCGGTGGTGCCGGTCCCGGAAGATGAAGGTGTTGTCCGGGCCGACGTAGGCGATGGACGGCGGGCCCTCCGACTTCACCAGCTCATTGATCGCGGCGAACGCGTCCGTGCCCTCCGCCCACCAGTACGGGACCACGGTGGCCCCGAGGTCGATGTCCCGGCCGCCGGTCCATCCGGCCAGGTCCAGGATCGTGTCGATGAGCGCGCCGGTCCGCATGGCTGTGTAGACCCCGGTCGACAGCTTCACGCCCTGGAGATCGTTGAGCCCGTCCAGGAACGTGAACTCCACCGTGCGGTTGGCCCGGTCCACCCGCAGGTCGTAGTCGTCGATCCGGCCTCGCGCGATGGGGTACGTGGTGGTGTCGTACTGCACCTGTGCCCGCATCTCGCGGGCGGGGTTGAGGTCCCCGAACAGGGGCGAGGACGGGTCGTCCGGGTAGTACGTCCCGTTGGAGTTGTTGAGCGTGAACGCCGATGAGCCCACGGCCGCCGGGTTGAGCTGACGCTCCTGGTCCCGGCCGTAGGTGGCGGTGACCTCGGAGATCAGGTCGGGCGTCACGTCGTCGCCGGGGCTGAACGACCCGTCGCCGTCCCAGTCCACCTCGAACGCGTACTGGGGCAGACCTCCTACGGAGCACAGGTCCCAGGGACCCGAGACGGCCTGCACGGTCGCGTCGTACGCGGTCCCGGCCGCCGTCGCGGTCCCGGCGGACGCGTTGACCACGGTGGCCGTGGAGGCGGGCTTGAGGGCGATGGAGAATCCTGCGGACCCGTACTCCAGGAACGCATCGCTGGACGTCGTGGTGCGCTGGGTCTGGAGCCCCGGCGCCAGGCCCCCGTTCGAGTCGTACAGGGCCGCACCCAGCTCGCCGAACCCGTCATTGTCGTCAACGCGTTCGGAGTTGGTGCCGCCCGAGATCGTGAACGTCTGCGCCGTGTCGCCAGAGCTGCCCGCCCGGACGGTCAGGAGCCAGTCCTGGTTCACCGCCGTGGTGAGCTGCGGGTGCGCGAACGCCGCGTCGGTCGAGACCGTGGAGGACTGCGACCAGGTATCGATCGGACCCGTGGTGTCCACGCCCGTGTAGGCGGCCGTGAACGCGATCAGGTACGGGTCCCCGGTGGGCCACGTCTGTGTGCTCACGGAGAGGCTGACCGATGCCCCCAGGGACCCGTTGTCGACCCGGTGCCAGACGATCAGGCGGGGGTACCCCTTGTACGGGGACTGGGTGGACGGGGCGGGGTTGGATACAGCGAGCAGGGTCCACCCGGCGGGGGTCGGCGGGTTGAGGTTGTTGTCCGCCAGGTAGACGAGGATGAGCCAGTCCCCGCTGGCGTGTCCGGCCGGGAGCGCGACGCTCACGCTCGTGGACCCTCCGCCGGGAGGAAGCGTGGCCACGTCCAGCTTGGTCCGGGCGCCCGCAGCTTTGAAGGCGATGGCCATCTAGGGCAGCCTCCCCTTCCGCTTGATCGACGTCAGCGACTCCACCAGCCAGTCCTCGGTCTCCTGGCGGCTGCCGATCACCCCGTGGTTCTCGATGACGAGCCGCTCCACGGTAAGCCCTCCGCCCCCGGTCGCCAGAGCGGCCGTCCGGCGCGCGTTGAGGACGCGCCAGCCTGCCGGGCTGTACCCCATCTCCGGGCCGTCCTCCCCGAACAGGTGCCAGCCTCCGACCGTCCCGTTGGTCCCGTTGCGGTACCCGCCCTTGCGGTTGTAGGCGCGGGGCAGGGAGCCGTAGGCCGCCAGCGCGTACCGCATCGAGGAGTAGATGTTGGCTGCCGGATTGACGGACACGCCGTACAGGAACGGGCCCGTCTTGCGGTACTTGCCCGCATACGAACGGAACGTCGGGCCGATCACCTGCATCAGCCCGACCGACGGGTGACCGGCCTTCCAGTTGCTGTCCCACTTGTTGACGATCGTCGGGTTGCCGCCAGACTCCTGGTTCATCCGGCGCAGCGTGATGCCTGTGTACGCGGCGGGCTGGCCGACCTGCCGGAGCATCATCTGCACGACCCCGGCCCACCTCTTCACTCCGGAGCCCCCGCTGGAGCCGAGACCGACCGCGCTGCCGATGCCCCCGAGGATGTCCCCGGCGGAGTCCTTCACCGCCTTGATGAGCCCGTCCACGGCCATCCGGGGGAGCTTGGTGGCCATCTTGACCCAGGGGGAGTTGCCCAGCTTGGACATGCCCGACAGGGAGGCCAGCAGCAGCTTCTTGGCCTTGCCGACAGGGTCCCCGAGGAAGTCGGCGACGCCCTTGGCCGCTCCGGTCGCGGCCCCGGTCACCTTGCTGGCCGCCTTGCCGAGGGTCCCGAGGATGCCCCCGTCCTCCATGAAGTGCGCTCCGGCCGCCTCCCACAGCCCGCGCGCGCGGGTGGCGTACTTCGGGTCCGTGGGGATCACGTACTCCGGGTACGCCGGGTTGCCCTCGCCGACGATGGCTGTGGGCCGGTTGAAGATCCCCATGCCGGACCTGCCGACCGTCCCTCCGGCCGCCAGCTCCTTGACCGTCTTCAGCCCGTTCTTGATCCCGATCCAGCCTGCGATCTTCCCCCAGACCGAGACGATCCCTTTGTTCCACACGTTGCGCAGCACCCAGTTGATGGGCGACTTGGCCTTGTTCTTGATCCCGTTCCAGATCACCCCGATACCGTCACGCATGTCGGAAAAGAACCCTTTGACCTTGTCCCGCAGGGTGCGGGCCCAGCCGGGGATCGTCTGGGTGAAAAAGGTCCGTATCGGACTGAAGACGCGGTTCTTGATGCTGGTGAAGACTCCGGAGACCCGGTCGCGCAGGCCGTTCCAGGCGCCCACGACCCGGTCGCGCAGGGCGCGCGCGGCGCCGGGGATCGTCTGGGTGAAGAAGTTGATGATGGGCCGGATGACGAACCGCTGGTACAGGCCCCACGCCGCCCGGACCCCCGAGACGATCAGGTTCCAGAACTGGACGATCTTGTTCCAGACGAACTTGGCGGCCCCCGGCACGGCCTCCAGGTAGAACCACAGGAACGGCTTGACCAGGAACTTGTAGTACAGACCCCAGGCCGTCTTGGCGGCGCCCCAGATGAAGTTCCAGTACTGGACGATGATGTTCCAGACGAACTTGGCCGCTGCGGGCACGGCTTCCGTGTAGAACCACAAGAACGGCCGGACCAGGAACTTGTAGTACAGGTCCCAAGCCTTTTTGAAGAAGTCGACAAAGGGACCGGCGAACCAGCGGCCGATCGCGGCGGCCACGTTCTTCACGCCCTCCATCGCCTTGTTGACGATGTTGCGGAACGTCTCGGATTTCTTGTACGCGAGGATGAAGGCGCCCACGAGCAGCGCGATTCCGGCGATGATCAGTCCGATGGGGTTACTGATGATCGCGATGGCGAGCAGGCGGAACCCGGTCGCGGTGAGCACGAGACCGAGACGGAGCGCGACGAGGCCGTACCGGAAGGCGAGCATGACGCCGGAGGCGACCCGCATCGCGAGGCTGAAGGTGGCGGTTGCAGCTGCCGCGATCCGGCTGGCCAGCGCGTGCGCCACGAGGGATATCCGGTGCGCGACGAGGACAACCCGGCTGGCGTAGGTCACGCCCGTGCTCGTGGTGACCGACGTGGTGAACAGCCACGTGGCAGCTGTCGCGGCAGCGGAGTAGATCGCGTACAGCTTCATTGCTGTGTTCACCGCGAGGATCGCGGGGACCAGCACCTGGAGGACCGGGGTGGGGATCGCGTCGATGATCTGCGCGAAGATACCGGCGATGGTGATTCCGACCCCGGCCAGGGGTCCGGCGGAGTCGGAGATCTTCCCCATGGCCTCGGCGATGGAGCGAAACAGATCCCCCAGCTTGGGCCCGGCGTTCTCGGCGGTCTGCACGAAGGTCTGGAAGCCCCCGCTGGAGCCCAGGTTGGCGCTCCAGTCGGCGAACCGCTGGCCCATCTCGGCCATGCCCCCTCCCACGCGCTCCTGGAAGGGGGCGAACGCGTTCAGGATCCCGAGGATCCCCGCCACCATGTCCTTGCCGAAGGACAGGAAGTCGCGGAGCGCACCCCCGGCGTTCTTGCGCATGTTGTCGCCGAACTCGCGGAAGATCCGCCCGGCGGACCCCTCCCCCAGGGTGTCCATGAATCCCTGGATCGCTCCGGCCGCCGACCTGACGAACGGGGTGAGGCTGGGCAGGAGTCGGCGGACCCCTTGCAGGGCGCGGGTGAAGATCGGCATCGTGGCGCCGCTGAGGGAGTCGGACCACCGTTCAAAGTCGTCCTTGAGCCCCAGGAACTCCTTGGCGGTCGCCCTCGTCGCCGGGGTCATCTCCGCCATCTTGGCCTTGTATTCGTCCTGCGCCTTGCGCGCGGCGTTGGACGCCGTCTTGGACTCCGACAGGGCCTTGTTGTACTTCAGCGCCTCCTCGCGCGCGGTGTCCGTCATCTTGGACGTGATCTTGATGGAGGCGCCGTACTCCACGCCGAACTTCTTGGCGACCTTTTGGGCGTACGCCTTGGCCTGGTCCGCCTTGGCGCTCTTCTCCTGGGCTGTCTTGTACTTCTCGTTCGCGTCCGTAATTTTCTGGAACTGCGGGATGACAGCAGCGCCGAACGCTCCGGCCGCCGCTCCGGCGGACGCCAGCGCGCCGCCGATCGCGCCGATCCCCGTGGCCACGAGAGCCGTGGCCGGGAGGAGCGTGGTCGTCAGCGCGCTGGCGGCGATGGACCCGAAGCCCTTGAGCGCTTTCAGGGCGGGCTTGGTGTCCGACTCGATCCGGACGAACCCTGTGGCGACCAGGATGCTAGCCATCGAGTGTCACCCCCTGTGCGGCCAGCATCTGCTGGCTCTCCGTCTCGTCGTCCGTCCACCACGACGGAACCTTCAGCCCGTCCTCCGTGACCTTTGGCCGGACCGGACCGGGCCTGCGCGTGTGCAGCGGCGTCCACCACTCCGCCACGCCCATCTCGTTGTCCAGCTGCCGGGACACCGCTTCCGCACTCTCGTTCTCGCGCACCTCGCGCGCGTCGACCCGTGCGGCGTACAGGATGTTCAGGAAGCTGTCGAGGGGGAGGCTGCGGAGATCGACACCACGTCCGGCATGCTGTCCGTCGAGGTAATGCCAGGTACCGGGGGCGAGCCCCCACTGGACGAGCTGCTGGATCCGGTCGTAGGGCGGAGCCCGTACTCCTCGAACAGCCACTCAACGACGTCGTTGAGCTGCTCCATGTCGATGGGGTTGGTCTTGTCCGCCATGCGCTGCTGGAACCGGAGGAGGGACTCCGGCACGAGCATGTTCTCCAGCGTCTTGCGCAGGAGGCTCACCTGTTCGCGCGGAGACATCTGGGTGGGGTCGGCCGTGGTGATCTGCTCGGCGAAAGAGATCATCTCCTCCGCCGGAATCGCGGCAACGGCCGTGAACAGGTCCTCGTCGATGCGGAACTGCGGAGCCTTCCGCCTGCGGGTGAAGTCCTTGATCTCGCTCATGGGCGGAGCATAGGGCACGGGGTGCCCATGATCGCTCGCTACCCCATCCGCAGGGCCTTGGTCAGGAAGTCGTTCGGCTTGGTGCCAGGGTGGTGGACGACCTTGGCGAACACCGTGTTGCCCCTGGAGGTGAACTTCAGCACCTTGCGGTACCGGGGCCGGATGATGTGCTTGCGGGTCCCCTTGATCACGTACATGGTCGCCGGGTGCGACGACTCGATGCGCACGTGCTTGCCGACGATGACGGCGTTGACCTTCTTGCCCATGCGGCCGGGGGCCATCCGGCGCGCGTTGCGCTGCACCCTCCGGGCGCGGCTGAGGAGGAACTTCATCACCTCGGCGTCGAGCTGCGCCTGCGCGCCGGGGCCCGGCCGCCACTCGATGTTCGCTGCGGGCATCAGGGACGCTCCAGCGCGACGAGGACGCGGAGGGTGAAGCCGACACAGTCGCCGTTCGGTCCGGCCGACTCCGCAGGGGTCACGAGGTAGTCACTGATCTCGTCGGCATCGTCCATCGAACACATCAGGACCGCCAGGGCGTCCATGGTCTCGGCGATGTCCTGGAGGAGCAGGCCCGCTGCGTTGTCGAGGTCCGCCGCGAAGGGCGCGATGTCCTGGCCGTCCGGCTGAGGGGCGCAGCGGACCACGGACACGGTGTACTCCCCTACCTCGTACGGGGCCCGGCAGCGGGCCCCCACGGGCGTCTCCTGCTCGGCGGGGAACGCTTCCGATAGGTAGACGCGGGGCACCGTGACGTACAGGGCTCCGTCGCAGCTGCACTCGTCCCAGGCGATGTCTCCGGGGACCTGCCCCGCGCGCGCGACGGACGAGGAGAGCCCCGTGCGGACGGCGGTGACGATCCGGGCCCCCACGGTGTACCAGCGTGCCGACCCGGTAATCACGTCCCCGCCCTCCGGTGCAGGACCTGGTCCACGCTGTAGACCCGGCCGCGCTGCGTGAGGCCGTGAGGGTTCTCGGCCGCGAGGAACATGTCCACGAGGTACAGGCCGGTGCGCCCGTCCTTCAGGAGCTGGCCGACGTCCGGGTACTGGATCGTCACGCCCTGGCGGACGAGCTGGGTGACGCCGGGCGGCAGTCGGCAGTCCAGTCCGGCTCCGGCCTTGCTGATCTCGCAGGCGAGCTCACCCATCGCGAGACGGGCCCCCTCAGGCACGTCCTCGCCGTACAGGGCCGTTACGGACCACGTGCCAGCCTCTGTGTCGTCCTTGCTCAGATCGTTGCAGAGAGGCCACTCCTGGCCGTCCGTACGTACCAGCAGCCGGTTGTTGTCGACCCGGTACGCCCCGGTGACGAGCGGGGTGCCGTCGACCTTCACCTGGACGATGCTGTTGACGGGGGAGGGGAGGACGACCTCAGAGACGCGGGAGCACGAGCAGCCGGTGGTGCAGGCACCGCAGGCGAGCGGGAACCAGTAGCGGTACGAGGACCAGACCGAGGTCCCGAGCACGGAGTTGTCCCACTCGGTCCACCCCCACGGCCAGGAGTCGTAACAGTCCTTGCGGCACGGGCGGAGCGTGGTCTGGCACGTGCCGAACCGGCGGCCGGAGAGCGACCACAGCACCCGCGTCGCCATCGATACGGCGTACCCGGTCACGGCCGGATCCAGCGAGGACGTCTGGCACGTCCAGTGGATCGGCCAGTTCTCACAGGGCCCGAAGTCAGCAGTCACGGCGACCTCCCGACGGAAGGATATACGGGCCGTGGCCTACGGCCTCTTACCGGCCTGTAGCGATCTGTGGCCCGACCTGGCCGAACAACGAACTCCGGACGGGTGTCCGAGGAGACAGGGTGTCCGCAGATCGCTGCGGAGAACGCAACCTCGTGCTTCCGCTACGCTACGCATCGGTAGATTTAGCTAAAGCGACTCCGGGTAACCGGATAGGTATCCGGCGGGACGAATAAACTAAACCGAGATCCGGAGCAGTCCGTCGGCGTTGAAGATCACGGAGAACGTCCCCGAGGTGACCGACTGAGCGCCCCCGAACCAGAGGTAACAGACACCCTGGTCCGCCACCCCGCCGGTCCCGGCGGCGATCGTGTCGTCGTAGATCAGGGCCCCCTCGACGTTCGACATCGTGGCGGTCGCCGCACTCGTCAGGTCTGCCGCGTCGAACATGAACACCCCGGAGGACGGGGTGGTCAGGGTCTTGGATCCCAGAGTCCGGCCGCCGGAGACCCAGTCGGCCCCGCCCGTCTTCTCGTTCGCCGTGACCCACTGGGACGAGCCGGAGTTGTAGCCGGTCTGCGCGAGGACCGCGTCCTTGTCCGGGGTGTTGCCTCCGAACAGGGCGCACTTGACGGTGTCGGCTCCCAGTCCGGCGTACCCGGCCGGGAGAACGGCCGCCGTCTGTCCCTGCCCCATCACGGACCGGGGCCACTCCCGGAAGATCGCGCTAGCGCTCCACGCCATCGGACACCATCCTCATACGGGCCGCAGGCGCCAGCACGGTGCAGTCCTCGCCATCGTCCCGCACGGTCATGATGGCGGCGACCGGGCGCCCCTCGCCATCGCACTGTACGGTCTCCCGGCCCACGTAGTCCTCGCGCTCCCGCGCCACCACCTTGCAGCGGGTTCCCTCCAGGACCATGGGCGCGAGGAGCAGGCGCAGGCCCGTGCAGCGGTGGAAACGGTTGGTCTGCCCCTCCGTCACGGCCGTGGCCGGACAGTTGGGGCAGACCCAGCGCTGCTCCGCGTGAAGGATCACGTAAGGGTGGTCGGGTTGCACGCCGCTGTCGGCGGAGCCGTGGTCGTGATGTTCCACAGCCAGTGCTCCCCGGTCCCGAGCGTCTCCCCGGACGGCAGCCAGCTCGTGCTGGAGCCCGGCCCGTTGAGCCAGCCGACGGTCGCCGTGGTCGACCCGGCCTGGGACTCGCTCATGAGCTGGAACGTGGAGCGGCCGTTCTCGATGGAGTACGAGCCCAGCTTGCTCGCCCCGAGGTTCGGCCACGCGTTGTAGATGTACCGCTGCGCGCCGGACGCGTCGCACGCCCCGGATCCGGCGACTTTCTGCCAGACCTCCAGCGAGTACCGGTTCGACGGGGACCCCTCCGCGAACGCCATGCCGGACCCGGTGACCCCCGCTCCGGACGCCGTCAGCTCCCGAGCGCTGGTCATGAAGGCCAGCATGGTCGTGTTGACCTCGCAGAAATCCATCGTGAGCTGGAAGCGCTTGAGGACAGGGTCGTCCTTCTGGTTGACACAGACGGTGCCGTCGGCGGTCCGCTCGAAGAATTCCTCTCCGTCCTCGTACTGCGGCTCGTTCTGCACCTGCACGAATCCCTTGGTCACGACGACCAGGGAGCCGGTGCCGGTGACCGGGAGACCGCAGGAGTCCAGACGGACCACGCGCATGTGCGTTCCCTTGATCGGGGTTGCGCATGCAGAGACTGTTGCTACCACTGTTCACCCCTTACGTGGGAACACCGAGGTTGACGAGAGCCGCCAGGTGGCAGCAGTCGTATCCAAACAGGTACGTACGGGACGCGAGCATGCGCACCGTGTTCTCGGCCCGGTCGAACGTGTCGGGAAACTCCCGTGCGAACACCTCCGACCGGAACCCGAACAGGGCGCCAGTCGCGTACACCCAGGAGGTTCCGGAGGCCGGGGCCGCGCCCGCCGGGGACGTCCCGGCGTACCCCTGTCCGGGGACCACGAGGTTGCCCGCTACGGTGACCAGACGGTCTCCGTCGACCCGGACCAGCCCGCGAGCGACGAACGTGGGCAGAGCCTCGTACGCCATGTGGACCACGCCCTGGCCGCCGTAGCACTCCACCAGCCGGGCCTCCAGCTGACCGAGCGCCACAGCCGGATCCTCGCCCCCGGTGACGAGCGGGCTGGCCGCCGTCTGGAGCCGGATGCCCTGCGTGTCATCGAGGGTCGCGTTGGCGGCGAGGTGAGGCCAAACCGTGGTCTGACCGGTCCCGTTCGAGGATCCGGCCGTTCCCGTCCAGAACGCACGGCTGACCAGGTACGGCTCACGCTTGGCCAGGGCCTCCACGGCCTTGTCCTGCATGTAGTCCTGACCAACCGGCGCGCAGTCGAACTCCGCGTACACCGTGAAGGCCGTGGCGCCCCGGTTGGACTGATCGACGTTGTCGGCGAGGGCAGCCTGTGCGGCCGGAGTGCCTCCGGTCCCAGTGACGGCGATGCACTCGTCGTACGCGGTGCCTCCGCCCCCGCAGCGCTCGATCCAGGTGACACCGTTCTGCCAGTGGGCGTCCTCGGTCGCCGGGTGCTGCGCCGCGTCCCACAGGAAGTTGGGGAGCGGAGTGAACTCCGGGCCGTTGATGAAGTCCCGTGCTCCAGCCACTGGTCACCCTCCTTTCGGTCCTGTGGGACGGCTGGGCAGGAGGGATCACACCTTAACCGCAGCGACCCCGGCACCGACCGTGCCGTCCACCCGGATGGCTGCGGTGTACCGGCGGGACTGGTGACCGACCTTGGCGATCAGGTGGCACTCCTCCGCCCACAGCGCGGTGAAGTCGTTCTCCGCGTTGAGGACGGAGTCCCGGATGACGCCGAGGTCCAGCTGAAGGCCGTTGCCGTGGACGAACGTGCCTGCCGCGTACAGCATGAACTCCACGCTCGTGGGCCAGGCGGCCAGGTTGTTGGTGCTCACGCCCGGCAGGCCGGTGCCGCGCACCTGGTAGTCGCTGACGAACTGCGGCCGGACGTTGCGCGCGGTGAACATCGAAACGATCGTCGCGTCGGCCACGGCCATGTCGTCGGGGCTGTCGTTGCCGGGCTTGTAGCCGAGGTCGGAGCGGGCCATCTCCAGCACCCAGTACGGGAGCACGACCTCCAGGACGGCGTTCTCGTCCATGGCGAACCGGGTGCGGTAGTCGGTCGCGGCGAGGGCCACGGCGTTGGGGAGCTGCGGGATGACACCGTGGGCGGCCGTACCGATGCTCACCGCCGACTCCGATGCGGTCTGCATCAGGCTGATCAGGCGCGCGTTGATGGCGTGGGCGTAGGCGGCGCGGAGGAGCTGGATGAAGTTCTGGGTGCTCTCCGGGTAGGCGTCGTCCGTCAGGTTGCCCGCCGTGAGGCTGATGCCGTAGCACTCCAGCCGGACCTCGCTGAACGAGGGGCAGGGAACCCGCAGGGTCGGCTTGTTGACGGAGCCTGTGACCGTCAGGGCGTCGTCAGACTCGGTCCACAGCCACGGGTCAGTCGCGTTGCTCATCGAGAACGCGAACCCGCCGAAGCCGGACGCGGGGCTGGACCCGGCGTTGGCCTGGAAGAACGTGTCACCGATGGCGGGGGAGACGGGGAAGCGGATGCCGCCCCGGCTCACGCCGACGGTCGGCAGGTCGATCATCCGGGGTGCGGCCGACGCGATGTTGAAGAAGTCGTACTTGACCTCGGAGGGGGCGCACCATCCACCACCGGCCACGAGAGCGTCGGCGGAGTCGACCCCGTCCACCATCGAGCGCAGCAGGCGCTCGACCTCGGCATGGGCGGTCCTGTTGTCCACCGTGTGCTCGAACCGGTTGCGGACGGACGCCACGAGGTGACGCGCGGCGCCCTGTCCGGCCATGGTGACCGGGATGGCCTTGGCCTTGGAGCGGAACGCTTCCCCGAGGGCCTCCAGGGTCGGCAGAGTCTGACCGGCCTGCACGCCGGGGATGTCGACGGACGCGGTGATGGCGTCGGTGCGCTCGGGGACACGAGGGTCCGGAGCACGGTCGCGGGTGGCGGACAGGGTCGCGAACCGGCGCTTGGCCTGCTCCAGCTTCCCCTGGTCGTCCCCGAACAGCGCGAGGGCGACACCCTGGGCGGTCGCCTGGGTGAGTGCGGCGAGGTCGACGCGGTCGCCTCCGGCGGTGACGGCCGCCGTGGGCTCGCCCCCGTCGCCGGGGCCGTGGACCCGCTCACTGAGGGACGCCATCTGGCGCTCGGTCTCCTGGCGCGCGAGGGCTGCCTGCTCGTCGGCGCGGGTCTTGCGCACCCGCAGCTCCGCCCGGATCTTGTCCAGGTCCCCGGTGAGACGCTGCGCGTAGATGACGTCGTCCGGAGTGCGGGTCTCCAGACCCATCACCCGGTCGAACTCCGCCACGGCCTGCGTCTCCAGGGACTGGAGATCCGCGTCCCCCACCAGGGTGAGGTCAGCGGGTGCTTCGAACAGCTGAGGCTCCGGCACTGTAACCTCCGTGGGTGACGGCCGAATGATCGTTGTCGCGCGCACCGTAGCAGACGAAACCGGCCCGCCCAAATGAGGTCATTTAGACGAACCGGTTCAGGGAATTCGCAGGTCAGGATCCGCTGGGACCACCGGGACCCGGAGGGGGCGGGGGCGGAGGGGGCGCAGGCTTGTTGCAGCC